CACGCTGTCGTGCACAGTCATTACAAGTTTAGCTACAGGGCTTAGTTCTTCTGCTTCTAAGTTGTTTAGCAAAATACCTACCATCATAGGCACAACATCACCAGTAGCAAATCCCTGAATAGGCCAGTTCTTCAATTCTGTAGGACTGAACGTGTGTTTCTTACGTTGTTCGTCATAATATTTATTGAAGATATAGCATCTACCCGTAGGGCTTTGGTGGTAGTAGCGATATTGTGGGCCACTCTTACCTTCCTCGTAGTACACAACAGCATTTTCTTCTGCGTCTTTTACAATTTGTTCATGGTAGGCTTTTACTCCTTTATATCGACTGTAGAAAGTATTGATGAATCGCCGTGCAGTAGCCTTGTCACAACCGCTTTGTGCCATAAGAGTGCTGACGCCTCCTCCGTACACGAGCAAGAAGCTAAATCGCTTGAATGGCTTGCGTTCTTTGTCTGTGGGATAGCGTCCGTACATCTCGTTGTACAGCTCCCGGTGCATGTCTCGTCCATTATTAATATCGTCTATTAGTTGTTGATCGTTGCTGATGTAAGCCAATGCTACCATCTCTAGCTGTGAATAGTCAAGCTCTAGGATAGAGCCGTCCTGTCCAAAACGACTGACGTATGCACGTTTAACATCACCTGTGTCTGTTTGATTTTGTAAGTTGGGGTTGGTTGATGATAGCCTTCCTGTTTTGGTTGCACAATGGTTGAGGTTGGGATAGATACGATTGTCAGGGAAACGCAAGTCTCTCAAACCTTCGTAATAGGTTTCTTTGATTTTGTAGTTTTCACGCAAGCTCATTAGCGTAGTTGCTACATCGTCACAGAAGTTGACAGATAAATGGCGCAGTGTGCTATCGTCTACAGAGTAATAGCCACTTTTACCAATCTCACCAATAGGACTATACTTACCGCTAACAGTAATAGTTTGCTCGACAAGCTTAGTCTTTGGCTTACCGTTCTTATAAAATCCATCATCTACTCGCACCTTCTCTTTCTTCGTACCACCAAAGAAATATAACGACAGTTCTTTGTTTGATCTGATGTCAAGCTCAGGGTTTTCAATCTTCAACAAAGCTTCCTGTGCATTAATCTGTGCGCTGTACGAAACGATTTGGTCAACCACATACTCCCAGTCAACCACCATACCGTTACGGTTCATTTCAATTGTGGCACGTAGTGCATCCATCTGTGTCCAGATAAGAGGCAATATACCTAGTTGCTCTGCTTCCTCAAACTGCTTAGTGAATATGGTTGTCGTGTTAGTCACGTCACCTTGCAGGTAGCTCATTAGCTCGTCTTTAGGAATGTCTTGTGTCTTTACCCCATCCTTCCAATACTGTTTGATGCGATCATCTTTCAATGCATGTTCACCAACATACTCCTTTGTTAGTTCGTCTAGGCTTGCATACTGATGTACCTGTCCTGACAGCAAGTAAGCAGCTAGTTGTGTGTCCCAAATTCTAGGCAATTTGTATGGTTGATCTCGATACAAATACAGCAAGTCAAACTTAACGTTGTGACCTACAACAAGTGTAGCATCCGCCATGTCGTTAAGCATGATACTAGTAATGTTGCTAGTCATGTACTCTTGGCTGTACTTATTTTTGTCTACATTCATCCACCCGCCAGCAACAATGAAGTTGTCTTTATGCATGGGGTTTGCCTTGTTGTTACCAACAGGACATTCCATTGTTGTTTCTAGGTCGATGACATACGTTGTCATTTTGTTCTCCACTTGCTTACATAACGAGCCTTAGCAGGTTCAATCTCAACCTCAAAGCATCCGTGTCGATGTGCTTCTAGCGTATCCTTACCACCAAACAATTTGTTCTTAGGTACATGGATGTAACGTTGTAAGTCCATACCGGGTTCGTTGCTCTTACCGATTGTGATGATAGCATCTGCCTCACCAATTTTATCTGTCTTGCTACCACGTAGCTGATTCATCTGAATCCATTTCTCACCCTCTCCTGTTCCGTCAACCTGTGAAATAGCAATCACTGGACAATATTCTTTTGCAATGTCTCGTGCCCACTCGTACAGCTTACCGATACGTAAGTCTTCTCGTACTTCGTGATGGAAACCTTGCACCTTATCTAGTTGGTCAAAGATAATTAGTCCGGGCTTGAATTCCTTAAACAGAGTTGCAATTTTGTTGACGCTCTTAATACCTGAATCATCATCAAGAATTAAGAAACGCTCACCACCCAATGATTTAAAGCCTGCTTCGTATGTTGCAGGATCGGCTAACAATTCGCTACTAGTAACTTGGTATGCTGCTTGAATAACACGCATCATAACTTTGTTGCTAGCTTCCTCGTTGTTAATCCAGATAACATGCTCGTCAGGTTGTAGCTGTTCAAGCATGAAGCTTGCTTCGCTAGCTGTGAAAGTTGTCTTACCTGTCTCTGGTCGAGCCGCAATGATGATAAAGTCACCTTTACGTATAGGCCCAAGGCTGATGTTAAGTTCTTTCAGTCTCCAGTTTAAACCACCTGATGCTACAACACCAGATAGATAGTCTAACGACGGTTGCACAAACACTTCACTGCGATCAACACTTGCACCTACTTCCTTCTTAAAGTCTTGTAGCATTGGTTCAACATCTAACAAGTCCCTGTCCTTACCTGTCGCAATGTCCAAACACACGTTGTATATTTGGGTAGCGTAGTCAGTTGTAACTAGTCGTTGTAGGATGTCTTTGACAATGGGCTTAGGGCTTGCCAAACTCTCTGCGTAGTTTTTAAATGCAAGCTCATACTCCACTGGTTCTTTAATCTTCTTACCTTTGACAAGAAAAAAGAATGTTCGCAGTTCGTTCACGTCCACATCTGTACGATGAGGATAGCTGTCCCAGTATTCTCCTATAGTATTATATATATCTAAAGTAATATTAGATACATTATACTTCTTTACATGTTCTTTAAATCTTATATAAGTATCTTTATTACTTACTACATTAAGTAAGTCAATATCGTATGACATCACAGCTCCAATCCGTACAATGATTCAAGGGGCATCTCTTTTGGTTGTTCAAGAAACATGGTTGTAACATCCTTTACCACAGGTGATAGCTGTTTGTAAAGCTTTATGGCAGCAGCATGTCCTGCTGTGTCGTCATCAAGCCACAAAACAATACGCTTGTAGTTTTTAATGATGTCTGCAATGTTACTAGTAATTTGCAGCTTAGTTCCCAACAGCGCTAGGCTAGGAAAGCCTGCATGGTTTAACTTGTAGCTGCTCAACAAATCTTCCACAACAATAAGCGGTTTTTCTTGTGTGCCCCACTTACCTATGTGGTAGTAGCTGAATGGCTGTTGTGTAGCCGTCAAGTATTTAGGTGACTTATTATACCGTCTGATTTGGTGTCCCTTAATACTTCCGTTCAAATAAATAGGCAACCACACACCATCAGATACAGCTCTGATACGATACATGTTAGCCATCTCCTCATCAAACTCATACTCTGCAAGCCACAGCTTTCCTTTCTCATCTAGTTCTGAGTATCCACCTGTGACAATAGGCGTATACTTATGTTCTGTTGGTAGGCGTATGAAGTCTGATTCGGTTCTGATGCGATGTGCTGTTTCCTTTGGTCGATAGTAGCCACTCTCACCACAATTGTGGCAGTGCCACATGTATGCACCGTCTACATTCTTGATGTACAAACGATGCTTAGTGTCTTCACCAGCAGGACAATCAGTATGGTTGTACTTACGTTGTTCGCCTTCTGCAATGTCCTCATAGTCTGGTGCGTTACTAGTAATTACTTCCAATGCTGATCGTCCGTAGTGTGTCATGTCAATCTGCCTCTGAATAGTCGAAATATTTGTGATGTGCTGAAAACCAATCGTGTACAACCTTCAAGCAGTGTACCAAATGATCTGCCGCTTCGTTGTCTTTGTCTTTATCAAAAAACCAAATTGGAATACCGTGTTCTCGGTCACGTTGTTCTAGCATGTACACAGATTTAGCAACCTCCTGTGCAACAAGTTGT